ACGGCGGTCCTTTTAGGACCTTGTATGCCCTACCCCAAACTGAGATGGAGTGTGTTACGAGTACCACGCCCTGTCACAGGCGGAAGAACCCATAAAACTAACAATAAAAGATGAGACGTATTAAATACGAGTCATTTCTTATGTCAGTTATGAAGTGGCTTCAACTAGAAATTAGTCGAGGCAAACTTCACCACGCGGAAAGGTTGCTCCAGAAATACTTCTTGATCTTACGAACAAGAGGTAAGAAAGAAGCTATAAGATTCTGTAAAGAATCTCGTAGCTACATCTATCGATGGTTAACTACCGTCGATTCTCTGGATCACAAATCAAGATCTCAGTCTAGCGTTGAACTTCCAAGGTATCTACGATTCCTGAAACACGAGACTCATCTTGATTACCCTACTATTAGGCTAATCTTGACAAGTCTCTATGCTTCAAGAGGACTAGAGCTACCTCCTGTCATCAATCATGACAGTATTACAAGGGAACCTACATACAGTAGTATTACCAAGTATTACCGTTACATTGACGACTTTTGGTACAGCCTTGGAGTCCGACATAAACTGTCGGTTCCTAAGCGTGTCTATTGGAAGAAGTTTCATCTTTCTACCAAGACCGGTCCCAACGGACAGGCCCTTTGGTCAGCAGTTGCTGACCTAGCAACATTGCCGGACTCTCTTATAGAGTCTATCAAAGTTGTTGGAGGAAAGAAGTTGGCTTCTAGAATAGAACTCTTGCATAAATACCTCTCTCCGTTCCTTCCAATATTCGGAGTCAGACCAGCAAGATACCGTAAGGTATCTGCGATATCTGACCTCGAAGGAAAGACAAGAGAAATAGCAATCCTAGACTACTGGTCTCAGACCTCACTAAGAGGTCTTCACCAGTATATCTTTGGGTTGCTGAGGAGAATAAAGCAAGACTGTACATTCAACCAGGGTAGCTTTAAGGACAAGATAGGCCACCTCGACGGGAAGACTTTCTATAGCATAGATTTATCTAGTGCTACAGATCGTTTCCCGATCGAGATGATCTGTCAAGTTCTTAAAGGACGATTCACTGATGACTACGTCAATGCCTGACGAGACATCATGGTAGGTTACCAATTTGATACACCGACTGGTAAGATATCTTACCGGACCGGTAATCCAATGGGTGCCTACTCATCCTGGAACTCTTTCGCTTTAGCGCACCACTACGTGGTGTACTATTGCTCGAGGGAACTAGGAGTGAATTGGTCGAATGTTCCATATGTGCTTTTAGGTGATGACATTGTCATTGCTGACCGTGCCATCGCAGAAAAGTACATGGAAACCTTGACCTCTTTAGGTGTGGAGTTTTCTCTACAGAAAACCCACATCTCACCCCATATGTTTGAGTTCGCAAAGCGAACCTTTCATAAGGGAGTGGAGGTCTCTCCGTTTCCCATCTCTGCTCTTTGATCCACCAGAAGGTCACCATCTTTGATGATGAACGTTCTTGTGAATGAAGAACAGAAGGGTTGGACATTCCTTAAAGGTATCCCGACCATACTGTCAGAGTTATACAGTTATCTTGGTTTCTCTGCGACTTTTGTCAAGGAGAAACGTAAGATATTCTATATATCCTATCATTTAATGATGGGACTAACTGGACGTACGACAGCAGTAAAATCTGTGAAGAAGATACTGGTGGAATACTATCCCGAGAAGCTTAAGTTTATCCATAAAGGATTTCTTAAGCCCGTCTCTACGTTCTGGTTTACCCAGACGCTGAGACAATCTCTGTTAGACTCCGTTTCCCCAGAGAAGAACAAGGGCAAGACACTCGGTGTGATAGCCGAAAAGCTTGTCATGTTCATCACTGGGAGTGATAGTATGATCATAGACGCTTGCGATCTTATACAAGCTCTTCCGGTGCTCCAAATCCATGGAGCAGTAGAAGAAACCTATATGAAGGTCGTGAAAGGAGGTGATGAGCAGATAGCTCTTGCCCTGAAAGGAG